ACAATATGCATATTAATTTTAACGGTCAAGAATTAGAGTTATCTTTCGGATTAAGATTTGTGAATGAAATTGATAGAGAATTAGGATTCGACGTCGATCAAATGGCAGTTGGTCAAGGTTTAAACTTACTTGTTCCAAACTTAAAAACAAATAACATTGCAGCATTATCAAAAATCGTTAAAGCGGCGGTGGCACATCATAAAAAAGCACCTAAAACTGACGAAGATTTAGAAGAAGTGTTAAAAGATATCATCGAGAACAAAGGACTCGAAGAATTTTGTGAAGAAACTATCGAGGAACTGGGAAAGAATGTGTTAACCCAAAACCTAGTGCCAGACGAGTACAAGAAGAACAAGAAGAAGAAATAAACGATGATGATGTAATGACGTATGATCGTCTAATTGTTCTATGTATGAGTAAGTTGAAAATATATAACTTAAAAGACATAGAAATGATGACGTTACGTGAATTCAATTATCGAATGTGGGCGCTTGAATATGAACAACTTGATAAAGATATGGAAATGTATAAGCTAGCTTTTGCTATTCGTGACGCACAAGCAGAACAAAAGGTAAAAGGTGGCAAAAAAGGCGAAATGGAATACAAATATAGTAACGCCGATGAAATCATCGATTATCAAGCGAATGTTAAACGTCTTAATAAAGGCGAGCCGCTCAAATTCGGCAGTGAATCGAAGTTTGAAGATAACAAACCAAACAAAGACTTATTACAAATGATTGCTAACTTTAATAAAAAATAGATTGGAGGTGTGTGGAACGTGGCAGATTATCAAATTAGTACGACTTTGAAGGCTGATACAGATAAGTTTAAGCGTGAGTTTAGAAAAGCTATCGGCGATACAGAACACTTTAAAGCAGTTGCTGAGAGTATCAAAGATATTAAACTAGACGCAGATACGACAGGCGTAACAAAAGGCGTCAATGAGGCTAAAAAAGCAATTGAAGAATTCGAAATGTCAGAGGCAAACGCTAAATTAGATATTGACTCTAGTCACTTACGTGGACAAGTTAACCAAGCTAAAGCGATTATCAAGTCATTCGATAATGTTGAGGCAGACGCTAATTTAAAAGCAGATATTACGCAAGCCGTTACAAATATCGCAGAGCTAGAGCGATATATTGAACGAATTGATAACGATAGTCCAGACGTAGAAGTTAAAGCCGACGTTTCTAAAGCGAACGCACAAATCAGATTGTTACAAGCGAACCTTAAAACAATCACAAGTCATCACTATAGTGCGAATTTAGACGCAGACGCTACTAGAGCAAGAGAACAAATTGCTATAGTTAAAAAGTCGTTAAATGACTTTGCTCGACAACGCGCTAAAGCCAAACTTGAAGTAGATCAAAGAGCTGCAGTCGCTCAAATTCGTATCTTTAAAGCGATGTTACGTTCAATACCTAACGTTGTACGCACACGGCTTATTGTTGATGAGAAGAAAGCCGTTGGAGGCTTAAAAGCATTTCATCAAGGTTTAGAAAACGCTAATAATGTATTAGATACTGTGGCGAATGACATTCGTACATTCGGTACTGTATTCAGTAACATGATAAAAGGTGTTATGTTATCTAACATCTCATTACTTGTTCCAGCAATTGCTAGTATCGTTCCAGCTTTAATGTCAGTGTTAAATGCAGCAGGTGTTGTTGCTGGTGGTGCAGTTGGCATTGCAGGAGCATTTGGAGTTGCAGCAGCAGGTGCAGTTGGTTTTGGTGCTATGGCAATATCAGCGTTGCAAATGGTCCAAAATGGTACGCTACAAGCAACCAGTGAGGTTAAGAATTATCAAAAAGCACTAGACGGTCTTAAATCAACGTGGGCAGGCTTAATAAAGCAAAATCAAGCAGAGATATTCAACACTTTAGCAAATGGTGTGAATATAACTAAAACAGCCCTACAAGGTCTAACACCGTTCTTGTCTGGTGTGGCCAAAGGTATGGAACAAGCGAGTGCTAAAATGCTTGATTGGGTTAAAAATTCACAAGTAGCACAAAAATTCTTCCAAATGATGGGAACAACCGGAGTAAGAATATTTAATAATATGTTGAATGCAGCAGGTCAATTTGGAAGTGGTATCATTAGTATGCTTACTCAGTTAGCACCTCTAGCCGAATGGGTTTCTAAAGGTTTTGAAAAAATGGGTGCTTCATTCAATAAATGGGCTCAAAGTACAGCAGGTCAAAATGCTATCAAGTCGTTCATTGAATATACAAAACAAAATTTACCATTAATTGGTCAAATATTCGGAAACACATTCAAAGGTATATTCAACTTAATGAAAGCATTCGCACCAAATACTCACCTTATCTTACAATCTCTTGCTCAAATGTCTGCAAAATTTGCCGAATGGAGTGCTACTATAGCCGAAAGTGACGGTTTTAAGAAGTTTATTCAGTATGTACAAGAAAACGGACCTAAGCTCATCACTTTAATGGGTAATATTATCAGAATACTTATCGCAGTAGGTACTGCTATGGCTCCATTTGCATCAGCAGTTTTAGATGCTGCAGTAGCAATTACAGACTTTATCGCTAAACTAACTGAGGCACACCCGGCAATTGGTGCAATTTTAGGCGTGCTTGCTACGTTAGCAGGTATATTCATGACGATTGGACCACCAATCTTATCAGCTATTGGTTTTATATCTAAGTTTGTCACAGGATTAACAGGTGCAGCTACTGTCCTTGAGGCGTTTTCTGCAATAGGTGCTGCACTAAGCGGAGTGTTGGACACTATAGCATTAGCATTTATGTATTTAAATGCGCCTATAGTTGCTATTGTAGCAGCAGTTGCAGCAGTAATTGCGATATTCGTTGCTTTATGGAATTCATCAGAAGTGGTTAGGGACACGGTAACAAACGCGTGGAACGCAATCAAAAATGCAGTTGGATCAGCAGTAAAAGCAGTAGTTTCGTTCTTCCAAGATTTGATGGGGCAATTCGGATATGTTAAAGGTGGCGTTGACTCATTAGCTCAAGTTTGGGCAGGTTTCGTTAAAACTGTTGAATTTTATATAAAACTCCTTACACCTATATTTAGTTCGACATTCAAAGGAATTATAGTAATTGTCAAAGTAGTCTGGGAAGTTATCAAAGCAGTAATAACAGTCGCAATGCATGTTATCGTTGGAACAATCACTGCGTTATTGCAATTACTTACAGGCGATTGGGAAGGTGCATGGAAAACACTATCTCAAGCAGGAGAAGCAATTTGGAACGCAATTGTAGAAATGGCTAAAAATATCTTTAACATCTTAAAAGATACTTTAGTACAAATTTGGCAAAGGATTGTAAGTTTCTTCTCAGAAGTGTTTGGTCCTTTATCTGGAATAGCGAGTCAGATTTGGCAAGGAATCGTTAATGTTATTGTTACAGTTGTTCAAGCGTTAGGTACATTTTTATCGGCTATATGGCAAGGAATCGTTACAGTAGCCACAACAATTTGGACTACTTTAGTCACTATAGCAACCACATTGTGGAACTTATTAGTCACTACGATTACAACTATAGTTACCACGCTAGGAACAATTTTATCTACAATTTGGACTACGATTGTAACAGTGGCAACTACTATTTGGACGACACTTGTAACCGTCGCTCAAACAATATGGACTATGCTAGTTACAGTCATAACAACAGTAGTTCAAACTATAGTTACATTTGTCACAACTGCGTGGACAACGTTGGTTACTATAACAAGTACTATAATGACTGCAATATCTTCTGTGATATCTACAATATGGCAAACAATAGTTACTATAGTCAGTACAGTTGTATCAACTATTGTATCTTTCGTATCAACTGGTTGGTCTACTCTAATGAGTATAACAAGCTCTATTATGTCTTCTATATCAGGCCTTATTTCAAGCATTTGGTCAACAATAGTAAGTTTTATAAGCAATTCGGTTTCAAGAGCAGTAAGTTTTGTAACCAGTGGCTTTTCAAACATGCTCAGTGCGGTTGGCTCAGCGATGTCAGGTATTGTTAGCTCTGTAATGTCTGGAATGTCTAGAGTTGTTAGCTCTGTAACTTCAGGCGTTTCAAGAGCAGTAAGTGCTGCAAGAGGTTTTATTGGAGATATGGTTCAAGTTGGAGCTGATTTGATACGAGGTATGATAAATGGTATTAAAAATATGGCTAGAGAGCTGGTAAGTGCTGCAAAAGGTGTGGTAATGGGTGCAGTTAACGCTGCTAAAAGCGCATTACACATTGGATCTCCTTCTAAATTATTCCGTCAATATGGTATTTGGACGATGGAAGGTCTAGGAATCGGAATTAATAAAGAAGGTAAAAACGTTATTAGTGGTATGGGCTCAATGGCTACTGATATTACTAAAGCGTTTAACTCACAACTTGCGATACCAGATATTCAAAGCAATTTACAAAAAGCTAACGCTAATTTAAATACACAAATCAACCACAAACATACATTTGAAACTAACCCATCTAAGCGTGTGGTTAAAGTTGAATTTGATGTAAATAACGAGGCTTTAACAGCTATCGTTAATGGTGAATTAGCCAAACAAGATTCTATGTTTACATTTTAGGAGGTCGTTCAATGGATATAGAAATTAAAAAGAAAAACGGTAAAAAATACACATTGGGCGACTTCGGTTTTAAAGTAACCAATGTGAATATAGAAAGTACCGAGCGTGAAACGCAATGGGAAACAAAAGAAAATACAAGTGGACGTATTTTATTAAGCAGTCAATATCGTAAGCGTATTATTACGGTTGACTGCTTTGTTGTTTCTACTAAGTTAAATGACAATCCAAGATTACGTGATGAGTTTTACGCTTTAACTAATGATTTAGAACCGTTTTATATTAGAGAATTAAGA